TAAGAACGTTATAGAAGGGGATGATAATATATTGTTCCTCGATGATGTGGTGGCTGAACTTCCTATATCGAAGCCTACGTTTTACAGTTGGTGGCCGAAAGGTTCTGACGAGTATAACGAATTATGGAGATTGATAAATACTAACCGGGTGAAGGTTAAGCGTTACATTCGTTTGAAGCTGCGCATAAGTGGTAAGGCTGCCGAATTGTTAAGTCTATATAGAATGATATGCACAGAAGAGGAAAGAAGGGCTATTAATCAAAACTATATCGATGTTAAGGCTGATGTCGATAGTAAGATACAGATAGGATTTATCGATACAGGCGTAGAGCCTGTAAGTGATGAAAGCGAGGTCGATGTATGATAATGCCGTTTAAGGTTATAGGGCCGTTGTTTCGGGCGAACACAGAAAAGACAGCAAGAGTGTATATTAATCAGGGGGGCACGTCTTCTGGAAAGACATACACGATTATGCAGGTACTTCTTTATGTTGCATTGCTGGAGGCTGGCAGTATAACGACGGTAGTAGGTCAAGATTTGCCGAACTTGAAGGTAGGTGCACTTCGTGATGCAAAGACAATATTAGCTGGTTCGGATTGGCTGACTGGTTACTTTGACATGCACGAGAGCGGACATTACTTGCAGTGTAGGAATGGTTCTGTAATAGAGTTTAAGAGTTACAAGGACGAGCAAGACGCAAAGAACGGTAAGCGTGACTATCTATTCGTTAACGAGGCGAATGGTATAGGCTATGAGATATACTGGCAGTTGGCTATTCGTACACGTAAGAAGATATGGATAGACTATAACCCTTCGGAGAGGTTCTGGGCGCATAATGAAGTGAAAGGTCGTGAAGGTGTGAAGATGATTATCTCAGACCACAGGGGCAACCCATTCTTGACAAAGGAGGAACACGAACGTATTGAGAGTATAGAAGATAAAGAGCTATGGAAGGTATATGCACGTGGCTTGACTGGTAAGCTATCAGGGGTTATCTTTCCTAACTTTCGTATTGTTGACAGACTGCCAGAGCGTGAGAGCTGGAAGATGCAGGGTTACGGGTTGGACTTTGGTTTCACGAATGACCCAACGGCTTTGGTACATTGTGTCATTGCCCATGGTGAGTTGTGGACGGATGGAGTAATATACGAAACAGGGTTAACGAATCCTATGATAGCAGAGAAGGCAAAGGAAGCAGGGTTAACTAAAGCAGACCAGATAATCGCTGACAGTGCAGAGCCGAAGAGTATAGCCGAACTTCGTAATGCTGGGTTGTGGGTTGTCCCTACGGCGAAGGGAAAGGATAGTATCAGCGTAGGTATTGACATCCTCCACCGCTATAGATGGAACGTTACAAGGCGGTCATCTGGACTAATTGAGGAATTACAAAGTTATAAGTGGAAAGAGGACCGAGACGGCAAGAAGACAAACACGCCTATCGATTGTTTCAATCATGCTATCGATGCAACGAGATACTTTGCCTTGATGAGGCTTAACGTAAGGCGCAGAGGTACAGCAAGGGCGCATTATAATACACTTGGGTAATATGAAGAAGAATATAACATTTGGCAGCTGGTTAATATTATCAGCATTCAGCAAAGACACGGAGAGGTTAAGACTAAGCAATATGTCAAGACCGCAGAAGGTAGGCGATGTTACCACGCCTACCAATCTTGACGATATGACTATCGGACAGATGGTGCAGCTGTCGACATTACAGACAGACGGAGAAATGTTTTACAAGGTCTGCGAGGTACTTCTAAGCATAAAGCCAGAGGTTGTGAACGTGTGTAAGGCTACGGAGGTTGTTTCCTTTGTTGGCTGGGTGTACGGTCGTATTGAGAAGATAAATGCACTCTTTGATAAGGCAAAGAGGAAGCCGACAGACAAGGAGATAAGAGCAGGAATAAATAAGCTTCAGTTCGGTATCTTCGGTATGATTGATTGGTATGCTCTACGTATGGGCATCACAGACCACGAGGATGTAATGCGTGTGCCATGGATGCGAGTGTATCAGTGCTTAAGTATGGATAATCAGAAGCAAGAGTTTGAGAAACGTTTATCAGATATATATAACGATGAGCATAGAAGATAAGATTAGAGAGATAGCCAAAGAGAAGTTCGAGGGTTACTCGTACGTCTTCGAGGATTGGAACGGTGCGGCCGAAGTCGTCGACAGAGTAGACTTACCTGCAATAATCTGCATATTGCCTGTAGGTGGCTATCTGGATATGACGAGAGGAAAGGTTAAGGATAGCGAGGACATCATACTCGCTTTTGTCGACAAGGTACAGCGTGACGCTAATGGTAGCGATAATGAGAAGGTGTACACAAAGATGAAGGGCGTAGCTGCTCGTTTCCTCTCTGAGATGAACGCAAGTCATTTCTTTGAACCTATCGGAGGAAAGGTGCGCTATACTACTATCTTAGAGCAGGCGAGCGCATATATAACAGGTGTATCGGTAGAGTTGACGGTTAAGGAATTGCAGGGAGGCTGCGTATGATACAAGATGCTGCAAGTGTTGTTTTACGTGAGGAACTTGAAAACCTTAAGCAGGCAATTATCAAGAACCACTTCGCAGCTGGTCAGCGTGCAAGCGGTAGGACAGCTGCAAGCCTAAGAGTTGAGGTTAACGAAGCGGAGGGAAGCCTTTGGGGACGTTCGCCTTTTGGAACACTTGAAACTGGTAGACAAGCGGGGAAAGTCCCTGCAAACTTCCGCTGTATCATTCGTCAATGGATGCAAGACAAGGGTATCAAGGCACGACCTATGCCGTACAAGACAGATAGACCGCACAAGTACACAGCAGAGGAGCGTGGCGAGTTATCGCTGGCTTTCTTGATAGCACGGAAGATTGAGAGAGAAGGCACAAGTCTTTTCCGTAAGGGAGGACGAGATGACATCTATTCAAATGTTATCCCAGCGACAAGAGAGAGAATACTGATGCGTATCGTGGAACTGCTGAGAACAGAGATTAAGAGTATTAAGCTAAACAATATTGAGGTATGAGAACAGAGAGTAAGAGTAATATAACGCTAAGCTATCCCGATGAGATAGGCTTTGCCTTTAATCCGTGTATAGTGAAGATAGATGGTGACAAGGTGACAAAGGCAATCATTAGGATGGATGCAAGCGGTAGTGGGTCGGATGTGGTTATGTTCGATGCCTTCCGTGGAAAGATATACGGCGACGTAAGGGAGTACATACAAACTTTTTTCGATTCCGTCCCTTTTGGTAAGGTTAACTACGAGGAAGCAGAACGAACAGAGATGGGAAAGAGGGTATCCTTTGAGGCTGTAGTGTCTGTGAGTGGTAGCGATGATGTTACTTTCTCTTTCTCCGTGTTCTATGTCTGGGGTGCGTTGAAGATAGGAGGTGTAGAGAGATATAACGCCTATCGCAGGCTTAAATGGTTTAGAGGCTATCCGTTCACGTTCGGTATCTATGCTGATGGTGGCAGTTCTGTTTTATTCGGTAAGGATGGTGCAGCGGAGAAGTTTATCAGCCTATCAGACCAGGGCGTTTGGAATATTCCACTGAAAGATAGCGAACACACGGCTAAGAACTTCTATCTAATCAGTGACAGCACAGGAGGACTGCGAGAGGTTAACTTTGACAGAACATTTGATTTAACCTTCCGTTTCCAATATGTAGGTGATGGAAAGAAAACGGATAAGGTGCGTATTGATATAGTGGATGACTACGACGAGGGTTATTACTTGCGGTGGATAAACAGGCATGGCTTCTATTGCTACTATCTGTTTAAGGCAGGCGAACAAAGCAGGAAAGTTTCAAGCGATAGTGCTTTCTTGCGCAATAACCTACTCTCTTATGATATGACATACGGATATGAGGGCGGTGCAGGACGTATGCAGTCAATGAAGCGTGAGGATAGCCTACCAATCTGTGCGCCACTGGTAGATAGTGAAACATGGGATATGCTGTTTGATGTGACTACAAGCCCTATCGTGGATATGTTTGCAGGCTATGAGGGCGGTGTACCTAAGTGGGTATCGGTAAATGTCGTTGCAGCGTCATATACGAAGGGTGGTGCACCCCTGCAAGACTTTATATGTAGTATTGCCCTTCCAGAGGTTGAGATACAAAAGTTATAAGCAATGAAGAACGAAAGATTATATATCGACGGTGAGCTGGTAGATATTGACAATAGTACGCAAATCACGATGTCAATTAAAAGTAATCTGTTCCGTGATGTGTCTAAGATTGTATCTAATAGCACATACACGGTAAAGTTACCTAAGACCGTGCGCAATCAGAAGATACTTCTGCACGTTGACTTAGTGCAGAATACAAGTATCTACGCTTATAGATTGCATAAGGCACGCTATTTCCGCAATGGTGTGGAGTTAATCAAGGATGGACGTGTTAGCGTGCTACAAGTCACAGATGAAGCCATAGAGGTATCTATAGTGTGGGGGTTGTTCTCTCAATTCAGTAGCCTAATAAGTAAGGGAACGGCACTAAACGACCTTAAGAGCAACGATAAGATACTCTACAATCTTGCTAATGAAGTTAATCGGTTCGAGGATGTAAAAGAAAAGCCGTACTTCTACGCAGGTTATAACGTGTGGAGATACGAGGACGAGGAGGATATGACATGGCGCACTGGCTCAGGCATGATATCACCAGGTAACAATAGGGAGAGACAAAAGGAAACATGGTTTGAATATGCGATGCGATTTAAGGGGGAATATTCACCAGACAAAAAAGGCGTGCCTTACCTTCACCCTGTAGTACGTGTTCCATATGTGCTATCTCTAATCAAGTCGCAGACGGGTATAGACTTTCAGTTTCACGAGGAAGCGAAAGAGTATATCAGTACTCTTGTTTTACCTCTCATCAATCGCAAGTCTAACGATTTAACCTCAGAAGGTGCATTCGGAGCAACGTTTGAGCCTATATCTATGCAGTCGGGACAGATGTCATTTAATGTAACAGACGAGAGTAGCGTGTTAAATGGTCAGAGAGGAGATAAGGTTACATCTATCGCTGTGACTACTGATGCTACATTGATATTCGACATAAAGGCTGAATGGTCTTTTGAACTTGGCGGTAAGGTTAAGCCTGTCGGACGTAGTGGTGGTATCGGAGGAGACACAGAGCGGTTTAACTTCAAAAGGGGCTGCATGTTGCGAATGACGATAACAAAGGGAGCAGAACACGAAACATACGACATGGGGAACGAAAGAGAGCCGTTCTCCGTCACCGTGCCACGAGGTTACAGAGGTGTGTGTCGATTCACCAATAGCGGATACGGAAAGATTGAGGTAGTTAAAGGAAGTACCATTACTTTCGAATGGATAGACGTAACACACTTTCCTTCTATGCAGGTTGTAAGTGGTACGATTAAGGCGACACTATCTAAGGGCGAGAATGTCCCTGATGGTGGTTATTTCCCTATCGCTTATAATCTTCCAAAGATAAAGGTCATTGACTTTGTGAAGTTCCTAACCGCTATCACTGGCTCTTTCCCATTACAGATAACAGAAGATGGCATCGTTAGACTTGTGCCACTCTCTACGATATGGAAGCGTAGGGATGAGGCTGTCGATTGGACGAGCAAGATAATAGCACCTACAAGCGAGAATAAGCCCTCAGAACTTAACTATAAGGTTGAGGACTACGGACAACATAACCGCTACAAGTGGAAGGAAGATGACACCGTGAAAGGTCACTATGATGGTGATTTGCGTATCGATAATGAGACACTCGATATCGAGAAGGTGATGTATGAGTTTCCTTTTGCAGCCACTGATGGAAACACCGTGCCTATGTACAAGATTGAAAAGGCAAAGAAAAGCGGCGAAGGCTCGCCATTCACTGGGAACAGAGGCGAGGATAAGGACGAAATTACAAAGACGAAAGAGCCTCCCTATAGTGCTTGCAAGGATAGGATATTACGGTTACGTGAGGATGGTAATGGTTTCGCTGTCGCTTTCTTCGATATTAATATGCAGGACATCTTGGATGATAAGTATCGTGATATAATACGCACATTACAGCAGCCGAAGATGATCAAGGAGAAAGTGAAGATGCGAGACTTGGAGATATTGCGGTTTGACGAAACACGACCTATATATCTTGCGCAGTATGGAGCGTATTTCGCAGCCACCGAGATAAGGGCAACAAATAGCGACACAGCAGAGGTTACGATGCTACAATTAACGTTTGAATAAAAGAGATAAGACTATGACAAGGACAGATGAGGAACAGATACTGGGTATCAAGGTAAGATACGAAGATGCTATCTACGGCATCATGCAATACAAGGAAAAACTTGCAGACCTTTCAGCGGCGCAGAAGCAATTAAAAAAAGACTTC